CGCTTACCGTCTTTTCACGCGTAACCAGTCGTGGCTCGTTTCAGACCCTTCATCTAATTAGCGTTATTGGGGATGGCCCTATCGGCCCTCCACAGCTGCGTGGCATCATGCTGGGCGGTCAGCCATTGAATGCGATCTATCGCAGCACATACAGCGTTTATTGGCTTGAAGGGCAGGGTTCCCAAGAATTCAACAACGACGATCAGCTGTATGGGGAGCCCGAGAAGGGCAATCGAAACCTGCCATTCGGTGTCCCTACCTCAACCGTCGATATTGAAACGCAGTCGTGCATGGCGTTTACGCCGTCGTCCAATACATCGTTTGGTGTTTATCAGTCTTATGCAAACATCGGAGAATTCAAGATTAACTGGGAGATAATCCCATTCCCTCGATTAGCCAACCAAAATGACAACAAGGATAATGCGAAAGAACTTGCACGGATGAAGATCTGCGGTCGCGAGGCTGATGGCCAAAGCGATGGCATGAAAGGCACTGGTCGTGTTTATAACCGTATGCACGGCCTGCGACGTGTCTTGCATTCTGATGGGCGGTTAAAGCATGAGCCTGATTTTGCAGATGTGGTCGATGTCGACGTGGATGATATCGTCGTTTGCCAGATAAGAGGTGATGAACTTAAGGAGGAGTATTATCACGGCAATGCTGATGGCCAGCAGCCAGAGTATGACGACCTGATAGCAAGTATTGATCGGAAGCGTTTCAGCCTGGATGATGCGTTAGTTGATGGTTCGGTGTGGTTATGTAATCAAACGTTGATGCGTGTTGAACGACCGCCTGGTACTGACCCATTGCTTGTTGGCAAGCCGGATAAATTCATCAACCTGCGCGTTATTGACTTTATTGGGCCTAGCGACAAAGTTGGCCTAGGCGGAACGTCTTATTTGAAAGGCAAACCCCAAGAAAGAGATTTTAAGGGCTTGAGTACGTCGCAGAGCACATTCCCTTGGGTTGTCTACGAAGGTGCTGATGATGGCAAAGACAAGCGGATTGCTAGAGATTCTGGCTGGTATCCGCTGCACAAAGTTGACCTAGGCGTTGTTAAAAATACAAAGGCTTGTGATGTAACTGAGATTGGCATCAAGTCGCAGGTATGGGGCAGGCTCGATGGTCTTTGTAATTTCCCATCATTGCTCTCGCCAGAAGATCTGCGGAAGAGGGAAGAAGCTGATGATGATGAGAATGGCGATGTTGTTACCAATGGGTACAACAACCTTTATTTTGAGCGCACTTCGTTCTTCCAAGTTGGCATCAAGAACTTAACGGAAGGCGAAAGAGGTGTCGATCAAAGTGGGGATGAGACGAGCTTTGACGATAATTTATTTGGCGGCTTTGATATTATTGGCGATTTAGTTTTTTGCGTTACTGGTCGCGCGCCAGTTGATCAATATAATTTCATCCGCATTATTCATGGAGGCGTTGCTCCGACTCAGCTTGAATTTAGGATGATTCCAATTCCTGCCATTAACGTCAAAGAGTATTTGGAAAGGGATCGGCCTTTTTATCGCCTTGATGCTGAGGGCAAGTATTTCACCAAGCCAGTCAGAAGCTCTAAGTACAACTCAGAATATACCTTCAATTTCCGCGCAAGAGAAGTCATCCTGAAGATGGTTGAAGATAGCGCATATTTTGGCCAAGACCAATATCGAACAAACACTGTCAAGGTTGAGGACCGTTTAGATGTTGATGGTGTCGTTATTGATCATGCCGTTAGTGGATCAAAAGAAGACGATGCTTTGTCCAAAAAACAAGCGTGGCTTAGTCAGTTCTTTGGCCCTACTCGTCCAACTGGATCTAACAGGCCGCAAACTTGGGGTGGCCAACGGTTTGACCGTGACAAAACAGTTTTTGGTGAGACGCATACTTATACAAGGCGTTTAACTAGCACTGACGGCAAAATCGTGATTGAAGTACAAGGAACTTGTACTTTGCAGGATGCGCGCAATTTTGGTGCCGGTCAGACTTGGTGGAACAAATATGAGGACTATAAAATTTGGCACGCGCCACGCTGGAAGTTTAAGAGTCTGATCAAAGGTAAAGATGAAATCAGAACTTTCCCATATAAGTTTTATGTTGAGGCTAGTTATGGTGACCAGTATTTTTGGGGTCAAAAAAATGACCACAAGCGCCCAAAGCTAGAGGTGACATTGATAGGTCGTTATGAAGACCTGCCTGACAGAGTTGAGATCAAGGAATACAAACGTTTGTTTGATGAACATACTGGTTATAAAGAGGTTTATGCTCATCAGGAAGTATCTACTAGCTGTGACAATTCTCCAGAGCATTCAATCTCTTATGTAAACGAGATCGTCAGAAATCTCTCAAAGCCTAATTATGGCAACCTTTGCATGTTGGGGCTCAAGGTCAATGCCTTAACCCAAACCCAAAACTTAAGTCAGGTGCAGGTATGGCTAAAGGATGGCGTCAAGGCTCCCAAGCTGCTTGACGGAACAAAAGATAGTCCGTCAGCAAATCTTGCTGAGTTAATGCACTATCTGCTTACTACGCAGGGGCGCGGTCTTGAGGAGGAGGTGCATCCTCTCCTTGTAGACACTGAGCAATTTAAGAAGACTGCTAAATACCTTGATTTACTCAAGCTAAGTTTTGATGGCTCAATTGCTGCGGAGGTTTCTTATCGAGAGTATTTCGCTGCGATTGCACCGTATTTCATGTGTCACCTGACGACGAACAATGGCAAGTTCTCGTTGGTGCCTGCGCTTCCATATAACCCAGTCAGCGGGGCTGTTGTCACTGGTGCCGTTACACCAGCTGCCATTTTCACCAATGGCAACATCATTGAAGGCAGTTTCAAGCTGGAATACTTCCCTTTAATTGATCGCCGTGATGTCCGGGCAATCATGAAGTATCGCAGTGCTCGCAAATATGCTTTGACTGATGTCTTGTCATTCCAAATCCAATATCGAACGGCGTCTGATCGGTTGTTATGGCAAACGCCCATTCAGCAGGAGTTTGACCTGACACCGTTCTGTAGCAAAGGTGCCCAGGCCCAATTGACTGGCCGTTACATGTTGAGCACAAGGCGGCGCATTGACCATCAAATTACATTTAAGACCAGCCCTTTGGGGTTGAAGCTTGCTCCTGGTGACTTCATCCGTTTGATGGATACTCAACTTGCAGGGCTGCAAACTACTGCCAATGCTGCTGTTCTTTCCGACGGTTCATTGCTTACTGCTGAAGCGCCAGCTGATGGCACCTATGAGACGTTCGTCTATCGCAAAGGGTCTGAATGTATCTCAGAGGAAACCGTTGAGATTGTTGATGGCAAGGTAGTAGACATGTCATTGATTGGCTCAATGATCAACATGCCTAACACCCAAGAGCGATACGGGTTTTATCAGATTGTTCAAATTAGTCTCGATGAAGATTTTATGGTTGAGATACGAGCTAATCACCACCCAGTGAACGATAAATCCGAGAGTAAAATCGTGAAGGATGTTCTGGTCGATCCAAACAACCGCTTCAGCCTGAATGGTCGCCTGTAATGCCTTTCCCCACGCTTGCGCCAAGTTCTCGCCTATTCACCGAACGACAGTTTCCGGTTAAGTCCTACCAAGCACAAAATGGCTTTGAGGCTCGCCTCCTATATGGCAACCGTGGCTTTGGCAGAAAGCTTGAACTGACTTACACCGCTATTCGCTGTGATCAGGCTGAACGATTCATGAGGCATTGGGCTGAGATGAAGGGCACATGGGAAGCCTTCAAAATCAACCTCAATGGAACCAACGCGAATGACGGCATCCTTGCGGGTGATACCGGAGAGAAAACATCCATCCTTGGTGATGAGGATGAAGAGCGTTGGCGTTTTGCTGGCCCCCCTGAATTTACGAGTGTTTTTAGGGGATTGGTCACAGTTAGAATTCAGTTAATCTCGACATTGGTGTAGCTTCCATGGCTCACTCTAATTACACAGGAGCCAACGGAGTTGTTTGGTTCTGGGAGGGTGATGGGAACACTGGCGTTCCGGATCTAGATAGCGTGCCGTGGACAGCCGTCACGAGTTACTCAATCAATATCGAAACAGAGGTGATCGACACCACTGACCTGGGCTGTACTGATCGCACAAACACGGATGGTTTGCGAACTACATCCATGGATTTGCAGCTTACCTATAACAGCACTAACGGGGCCTCGCGCCTATTAAACAAGATTTGCCGTCCTCGTATTGCGGGCGCCAGGGCTGGCATCGCTGAACAGCAAGTAGTCGAAGATCCTTCCATCACGGACGCTGACAATCGCAGGCTTAACGTTCGTCTAGGCGTTAAAGACATCATCCCGGCGGCCAATACAACAGCAGCTAACCAATGGCCTGGGACTGGCGACACTTACTTCATTCGCGGTCGTTGCTTTATTCGTAATGCCACGATTCAATGCCAGGTAGGCCAATTGGTGACTGCCAATTTCAGCATTGTTCTGAATGGTGCTGTTGTCGCTAACACCATGGGCTCAGTATTTTGAGCTATGGCTAGTGGGATTTTTCTTGGCAATAGGGGCTCTGTCTATTTAGGCAGGACAGAAGGGGCGAACGTTGGGGATAAGGCAGTTGTCACTACACTGCGCCGCAATGATGTTAATGCTGATGATAACTTCTTCTCTGTCTCTCCTCTTGATTTTGATTATGGCAACCCGCCTGTAACTACAGGTGACTTTATTCGGATTGTCAGGCTTGATGTAGGTGGTTCAGCAGAAAATGGAGTTATTAACGAAAGAGGGCGCGGTTATTCCGACGGCACCTATAAGAATCAAACTCTCGAAACTTTTTCACCTGCTGGTACTGGCAGGCACATTAAGGTCAATGCCACTGTCACCGATGGTGGGTTTAGCTCGATTGAAATTGTCACCGCGACAGGTGCTGATCCAAATACGGTCAGGGTTGGCGATTTATTGACCGTCAGAGGTGACTGGGCAGGGGCAAACCCTAATACACGACTGATCTATGAGATCACCGACATTATCGGATCGGCCACAAACGACTTAGAGCTTGTAACTGGTAT